CAGCTTCATCCATACCTTCAAGAACAAGGCTGTAATAATCATTCATAGTCATGCGGCCGTCAAGAAGTTCTTCCCATTCAATACGAGAAGCTCCTCCGTATGCTGCTGTTGGTACTTCAAGTGAATATCCATCTAGCTTGAAGACTTCATATCTACCAGCTAAACCAACTCTAGTAACAAACTGTTTAGCACGCTTTTTAGAAGCTTCACTAATTCTAACTTTATAAACAGGTCTTGTACCTTGAGCAAAAGTACGAACATCCGCAAATTGACCATAATTCTGAAGAACTTTTTGCGGAAGAATTTCAGTAAGACCTACTTCAATTAATGTATAAATAAGATTTTTATTTTCTCTAAAATCTTGAGGAGTTGAACCAAGTTCATTTAACTCCTTAATAAATGTTTTATTCAGAGCATCTGCTGAAAGCTTTTCTCCGCTAAAAGAATAAGCGACAGAAGGATTCAATGAAGCCTTAGCATTGGCTCTGGCTAACTCAATAAGTTGATCTCTTGTTAATGCCATTATCTTTTTCCCCCTTATCCTTATTATTGCACTCTCTGAATCTTGACACCATTTTGTCCATCTGGCATCGTATATTCTTTAACAACTTTCCAAACCATGCCTGTTAAATTTTCTCCAGTAGCTTTCTTAAGAAAACCATCAGCAGTATCAGGTTGAAGTTTATCACCAACTGCAAGACTTACTGTACCAACTTCTGCAGTATCAGAAGTATTAGCTACAGCAATTGTGTTTGTTGTAAAGATATCACCAACATAAGTTCTAATTAAACGAGGATACATTTTATAATCTGTAAAATCCTCTGCTTTATATACAAAATCTTTATGATGCTGTTTTCTTTCATCATAAAGTTTTTCTTCATTATAAACAAGCATAAATTCACCCTCGCCTGTAAAATTAACTTTTCCGGCGGCGTAATCATACTTAGCAAATTGACCCTGTTCAAGCTGCGTAATGCCAGCCCAAGTTACTGTACCGTTTGCCGCAACTGTTCTTGTTGTATCAGCTGGTAACTGTGCATAAATTTGACCAGTAACAATACCAGAAAGGTGATTAGGCTCAACCTGTCCATAGCCTATTCTTTTCATTACCTTTGCCATTTTCTAGCATCCTCCTAATAAAAATATTAACCAAGTCTTTCTTGTTCTTTAACAGCCTTTACCCAATCTGGTAAATTACTGTCTTCGTTATTATTTAATGAATAAGTAATAACTTCTTCTTCTTTATCTTCTACTTCTTTATTTAAAGTAAAACTAATCTTTTTGTCAAAACAAATAACTGAAAGTTTTGCTTTGATTTCATCCAAAGTGTACTTTTCCTTATTCTGAATAACATCTGCTTTATCTTCGTCTGAAAGCATATAAAATTCAGCAATAAGAGCATCCTTTTTCTGATTATCAATTTCTCTTTTGAAATTAACAAGTTCTTGATACTGACTTTGAAGCACGCTATAGGATTCTTTTAAACTATTAAGTTCTTCTTCAAGAAGCTCATATTTCTTTGCGCCCTTTTTATCTTTATCGTCATCATCATCCTTGTCATCACTGTCATCAGATTCTTTATTAGAATCTTCATCTGCGGCAGCATCTTCTCCGCCATCATCTTTAGATTCTTTTTCTTTCTTTTCTTCCTAATCTTTTTTGACATAATCAGCAGGAGCAGAAGTATCCTCTGTCGTATTATTAACTTCTGAAACCGCTTCTTCTGCTTGAGTATATTCTACAGCAGCTTCTTCAATTTCAGGAGTTACGGTTTTTTCAAGATTCTCCATCTGTTGTCTCCCTTCATTTAAGGCATTTTTTAAATCTTGCATCATACTATAAAGTGTATTTTTAAAATTATCATCTAATGTAAATTTTGAACTTACACTTGGGGCTGTTACAGAAGCACCTTCAAAACAAGGTTCTACATCATCCCCTAATATACAAATTTTTTGAATAATAGCATCATTTATAATAAAGAAATCCATTCCATTATCATAATTGGTTTCCCAACGACCTTTTACAGATTTCTTTTGAAATTCCATTGATTGTGGACGACCCTAATTTACAGGTAAGCTGGATTCTGGAAATTGGTCTGTCCAAAGATAACCAGTAGTCATAAGATATTTATGAGTTACTGATTCACCTTTTTCATTATAATCTTCGAAATTTTGAAACCAAACTTCTGCATCTGGCGCAACAAAACCATATGGAACAGTTTGACATTCAAACTTAATTCCTTCATCATCAATGATAACTTTTTCCCCATGATCAGTAAAATCTTCCTTACTATCTCTATAATAACCAACAATAGGAGCACCGCGAAGTGTTTTTCCAATTTCAGCCGCGACCTCTTCTGTAATAAAAGTGTGATTTCTATTAGCTCCTACATAAAGAACCTTAATCTCACATTTAGACATTAAGGGGTTAAGATCAAGAGGTTGAAGATTTAAAAATTCAGGAGAATCAATTGTCGCAACTGATTGGTGCATAATAAAAATCTCCTTCCATTCTCTTCTGTATAATATAAAAAATTGAGCAAATCTCTTACTAACTTTTGTCCCAAATTTTTTAAAAAATTTTTTAACTCATTGACTCTTTATTTTGAATAGTCTTTGTAGACTTTTCATCATCCGCTTTTTCTGGACGACCCGCGCCCTCCCCGGCTTTTTCACCATTTTGTTTTCTATTAAGCACGTCTGCGTTCATGGTGCTAGACATTAATGGCGGAATAAAGACATTAACTAAATCAAGAATATCATTTTCAAAGTACGCAGTAGCTAATATAGCACTTTGAGCTTGCCCTAAGGCAATTTGCGGTAACATTTTTGAATAACCCAATTGAGTGTGTTCTTTATATTGTTTAGCCAAATCTTTATAATTATAAATTGTAGTAGGAAGAATTTGCGCTCTATAAGTAACCTTTTTTGGGCTTCTATTATAAGGTATTAATAAGGTATTTAAAAATGTTTCAAATTGTTGAATTAAATTCCACATTGAAGCTTCATCATTTAAAATAGATTTTTCAAGAGCAATATTACCATCTGTATTAAATTGCATCTGTGAAACACCTGCTTCATTATATACTGTACGTTCTACTTTCTCTAACTCATCAGTAGTTGTTGAAGTTTTATTATCCGCCATATCAGCAACTTCAACATCCGCAAAAGTTGTTAATACATCAATCCCAATAGCTTTTGATAGCATTTGAACTGCATTGTTATGTAATTCTTTTGCTTCATCAACATCAAATACTAAATCACCATTCTTATCAATAGGCATTTTCTGAATAATAATCTTTAATAGTTGCTGTTGCATTTTTCGTCTATCAAGATCTTGCGCTGCGTCTAAATCAATAATTGCTGGGATGACCGCAATAAATGGCGGGAAGTCTTCCCCATTCAAATTAAATTTAATAACAGAACCTACTTCTAATAAATACCAGCCCGCTTCGTCTCCAGGAAAATCGGGTTTAAGCTTACCTTGCTTATATAATCTATATCCCTTTTCAAATTCTGGAGGGAAGATTTTTAACATCCGCGTTCTTTGTTCTGCGTTGGTAAATATGTCATCAAAATATTTCATATTAAATTCAACTGCGGGCTGCCCATTAACTATGAGTCTAGTTCTGCAATATCTAGGCGGCAGCTCCTGTACAACTACAGTTCCATTCCGAGCAATTAAATATCCATAATAACAACCATTTCTTACAACCTTTAAAGCAACCTATCCAAAAAATTTTTTGGCTTCAAATTTATCTAAATAAGATAAAACTTTATTAAAGCCTTCAAGCAATTTATTTGGTTTTATTGTATCAGAGTAATAAGGGGTAACTAACCAATCATATCTATACATATATGCCATATAACGACACAACCTTTGATAAATACCACTAATCTTATAAAAATAATTAGAAATATCTCTCATCCGCTCAAGGTCACAATAGTGAATGGCTCTTAATACTTGTTCTTTATCTGCTAATTGCGGATTTATTCTACGAAAATCCCCTAGCTTAAAAATTGCATCAGAAACTGTTTTTACACCAACTCTAATTTTTGTAAAATCAACAGGTATATAACTATTAGCCTAATCTGGAATTTGGTAATCTTCAGTTTCAATCATATTAAAGCCTTTTTTCTTAATCTAAGCCATTCGATTAATCAACTTTAGATACCTCTCCTTCTCTTTATTCTCTGTTACCATCCATATGCGGCTTTTACAATATAATCATAATTTACTACAGCTTCATCCCAATATGGAATAACAACTAAATTTATATCATGATCTTTACAATATTCTCTTTTTTTCATATCATTATATTGTTGTTTTCTTAATCCACTATAACCACCAAATTTATCTTTGGCTTCATAGTGTTGGATTCCCTGAAATTCAATTAAGAAATCAATATTATGCTAATCATCAAAAACCGCAAAATCAAATCTTAATGGACGGCCAGTATTACTAACTAAATCTGGAAAAGAGTATTCTTCTGCGAACTCTAATCCAGACTATTTTAGAATTTCTTCTATTTTTATTTCTCCTCTAGATGCTCGCATATTTTTTCTCCTTCACTTTTTATATAAAAAATTCTTT